ATGAAAACCAGATTAGAAATTTTAGAAATCATCCACGACACGGTCTCGGAAGATAAAATCAGAATGGAAGTGGCAATCAGAAACCTTGATAACCGCAAGGACGATGATGTGATTGACGAATTCATAAGGAAAACTCCGATGGGAATGGTGCAGGAAAAAATAACAAAGAAAGACATCGTGAACCGCTACACAGGAGAAATCGCAAAAAGAGACCACGCCCTAAAAACCATAGAAAAACTAATCAATGAAGAAAATGACAAAGGAAACTAAAGAACAAAAACAGGCAAGAAGAAAGGCAATGGGGCTGAACAATCCTAAAAAGGACTGGTGGGCAAAGAGAAACAACAGAACCAAAAACATTGGCGGAGTGCCAATCTCTCCTGCCTTATTAAGAGAAGCCCAGAAGCGAAGGATAGAATACATGATGAAAGAAGCAATTACAGGACACGGCAAGGTTTCGCTCTGGCAAAAAATCAAAAACTTTTTAATAAAACTATGGCAAAAACTATTCAGAAAAACTACCCAGAAATAGAAATCAAAAAACTGAAGCTGGCTTATTACAATCCCAGAGAGATGCCAGAGAAAGAATACGAATCGCTCAAAAAATCAATGAAAGAATTCGGATGCGTAGAGCCAGTGGTGATGAACACGCACAAAGGACGGCAAGGAATTGTAGTCGGCGGAAACATGAGGGCAAGAGCAGCAACCGAGCTGGGCTGGAAAACAATTCCCTGCACAAAAGTAGACCTGCCAGAAGACAAAGAGAAACTTCTTAATTTAGCATTAAACAGAATCAAAGGAGAATGGGACGAAACCAAACTGGCAGAATTGGTCTACAATCTGAGCCACATAGATGCTGACCTGAACTTGAGCGGATTCAATGAAGTAGAAATCAGCAACCTGCTGGATACCCAGATGCTGCGAGGCGAAGAAGAACCAGAGAGCGAATATGAAGCAGAACAAGAGATGCTAAAAAAAGACCCGCAGTCAAAATACGGGGAGATTTACAAGTTGGGCAGGCACAAACTGATGTGCGGAGACGCTACCAAGACAGAGGACATAAAAAAACTGATGGGCAAAGAGCAGGCGGACATGGTCTTTACCGACCCGCCCTACAATGTAGCTCACATCAGCCACGCAAAAGCAGGAAAGTTCCATAGAGAGAAAGGAACAATATTGGGAGACCAGCAGAGCCAAGAGGAGTTCCAAGAATTCTGCAGGAAGTTTTTCAATAACTGCGGGCAGATACTAAAGCCAGGAAAATCAATTTACATCTGCACTGGCTACACATCCTACCCCTTATTTTATTACCAGATGCTCAATGCAGGATTTGAATTTTCAACCACCATCGTCTGGGTCAAGCCGTCCTTCTCAATCGGCTGGGGAGATTACAAAAAGCAATACGAGCAGGTAATGAAAGGCAAAAAAGGAAAAGGAAGGAGCAAAGCCCAGCCAATCATCTACGGCTGGAAATCAGGACAGAGGCATTACTTCTACGGAGACCTGAACGAGAGCGATGTCTGGGAAATGCCCAGAAAAACCATCACCAAGATGCTCCACCCGACAGAGAAGCCAGAGTGGCTCATAATGAAAGCCGTTAAAAACTCAAGCAGGGTCGGGCAATTGGTGGCTGATTTATTTGCAGGATGCGGAAGCACGATGATGGCGACACACAAACTGGAAAGGACGGCTTACATGATGGAATTAGACCCGCACTTCTGCGACATTATCCGCAAGAGATGGACAAGAATCAGCCAATTGCCAAAAAAATGACCGCACAGAACGGCTCGTGCGGGGCTTTCGGAAAGCAAGCCGACCAATTGCACCTGAAGATAACACGGGCTTGGGCAATGCCGAGCAGGGAAACATTTACCATCAAGCCAATCAGGGAATTATTAAAAGAGGAACTGACGGGCGGATTATGGATAGACCCGTTCGCAGGGAAAAACAGCCCAGCAAAAATAACCAATGACCTGAACCCAGAATTCAGAACCGACTGCCACGAAGACGCAATAGAATTCCTAAAGAGATTTAAGAATAAGAGCATCAGCGGAGTTTTGTTTGACCCGCCATACAGTCCAAGACAGATAGCAGAATGCTACAAATCAGTAGGGATGGACACCCAGAAAGGGAAGCTAACCAGAGCAGATTTCTATACCAGATTAAAAAAAGAGACAGCAAGGATTGCAAAGAAAGGAGCAAAGGTGATTTGCTGCGGATGGAATAGCGGAGGCATCGGCAAAACAAACGGGTTTAAAATGACAAGGATTTTACTGGTAGCACACGGCGGACATCACAATGACACCATCGTAACCGTTGAAATAAAACAATGACTAAACCAAAGGAACTGAAAACAGCGAAGATGGAAGGAGAAACCGAGAAGCAATACTTGGCGTGGCTTTTATACTGCGAAGCAGGAAGCATCAGGAAACTGCTACGGCAATGGGAAATGCTGTGGCAAGGCATCGGTAAAACATCGGCAGAATTAGAAGGATGGAGAGAGAAATTAGGCAAGCCAGTGGCAAGGAGAAATATAGAGCAATGGTCAGTAAAATACCAATGGGTCAAAAGAACAGACCTAAAACTGGCAGAGGATTTAGAAGCCCTGCGGGAAAAAAGCAAAAAAATAGCCAGAGAGAAAAAACACAAAATCCTTGAAGCACTTGAAAGAATAGCCAATAAAATCCTAAAACAATTAAGAGAAGGAGCAGAGCCAAGCATCAGCGAGTGGAAACAGGTCTGGGAAATGGCACAAGTAGAATTAGGAAAGCCAACCAGCAGAACTCAACTAATAGAACAAAGCCCTCTGACACCAGAAGAAAAAAAAGAGGGCAAAGAATTAGATGAAAAACTCAAACAATTCATCAGAAGCCAAATTGGGCAAGAGCGAGAAGGAGAGCGTCCTGTTTTGGATATTAAGAAACAAAATAAAAAACGAAAAAGGAAAAAGGATTGAATTTGACCAGCACATTTTTCTGCTGGACATCTACACAGACCAGAGCAAAGTCATAGTAATCAGAAAGTCATCGCAGGTAGGAGCATCAACCTTCGCAATCCTGAAAGAAATACACGGGGTAGACAGGTTGGGAATTAACCAAATTCACACCCTGCCCAGCGACAGGGATGTCTGGGAGTTCGTGCCGACTAAAGTAGATAAAATTTTAAGAGTAAACAGAATTAAATTAGACAAAGATAGTGCGGAAATAAAAGGAATCGGCAAAGGATTCGTCTACTACAAAGGGACATTCACTGAAAAAGCAGCAATCATCATTTCAAGCGACAGGAACACCTACGACGAGGTTGACAAATCAAAGATGAGCGTCATAGGAGATTACGCTTCCAGAATGTCTGCTTCAAAAATAGGCGAGGAGATTTACATTTCAACACCGACCATTCCTGACTTCGGGATTGACAAACTGTTCCAGCAGTCAGACCAGAAGCACTGGCGGTTTGACTGCCCGCACTGCGGATACAGACAGCACATGGAATGGGACGCAAACATAGATTACGAGAGAGAAATCTATGTCTGCAGCAGATGCCGAAAAGAAATAACGCCAGAGCAAATAAGAAAATTGGGAGAGTGGGAAGCAAGATTCCCAGACAGCGAGATAAGCGGATACTGGATAAACCAGATGATGTGCTGGGACGCAAAGCACATCATTCAAGAATACAGAGAAGCAGAAGAAGGAATAAAAGGAAAAGACCTGAAATACTTCTACAACTTCGTCTTGGGATTGCCCTACCTGACCGCAGAGCAGAAAGTAGAAGCCAGCTTATTCTACAGAAACCAGACCAACAAAGAGCCAGACCGAAGCGGGTGGAATATAATGGGAGCGGATACAGGCAACGAGAACCACATCATCATCGGAAACGAAAAAGCAATTTTCTGGATGGGAGTGCTGAAGGACAAGCCGAACAAAACCCGATGGCAGCAAATGGAAGAACTGATAGAATTTTACAATGTAAAAGTAGGAGTAGTAGACGCCCTGCCATACACCGAAGACGCTCAGGCACTGGCAAAGGAATTCCCATACCGTGTCTACCTTAATTTTTTCAAGGAAGACCCAAAGATGCTGGAAGTGATAAGATTCGGAGACGAAAAGAAAAAGAAACCAGAGGAATTCGAGGACGAAATAAAAGTGCTGACATCCAGAAACAGAATCTACGATGACACCATCTCATCTCTAATGAGAGGAGACATCACATTCGCAATGCCAAAAGAAAGCCCAACATTCCAACTGCTAATCAGGCACGCCCAGACCGTCTACGCCAGAACCGTGACAGACAGGCACGGGCAGGAAAAAAGAGAGTGGGCAAACTTAGGAGCAGACCACTTCTGGACTGCCCTCATTTACTGGCACATCGCCCTAAAAAAGCGGTTGAAATACGAACAAAATAAATGAACCAGCAAACTAAAAAAATAAAACAAGAAGAACGAGCAATGCGAATCATTGAGAAGGCATACCGAGATGCCCGAAAGCTAAAATTTGGCAGAATAGTCATCTACATCCAAGACGGCTACGCATTTAGAATAGAGACGGTGGAATCAAGCACAGGGAAGGAGATGAATTAGTTATCCACTGGACTTTATTTTCAAAAGAGCGATAATAGATAAAAGTAAAAAATAAGAACTATCCTCTGTCCTGCTGGAATTTGAAGGTTGGTTCAAATCTTCAGCGTGAAGGGACAAAGGTCGAAAGGATAGAAAAAATTAATTAAAGATTAAAAAAAAGAATTATGGTAAAGAAAAGAACAATTCTTGTGGGTTTTCTTGTAATGGTATTGGGCTTAACAATCGGAGTGACGGTTTTAACAAAAGGTTTAGACCAAGAAACTATATCGGCTGAAAATATATTGCCCGTTAAAGATATCCCTCCTGAAGTTATAGAAGGTGAACCACTAAACACAGAGGGTAACGAACAAAGCGTAGACCCTGAAAGATGGGTGCGGATTATTCCTGCAGAAGAAGTAGAGAGATACCAATGGGATTTAAATGGAATGAAAAGTCAGTTTTTAATTCGACAGCCGAATGGAATAATAGAAGAATATACAGCAAGCGATAATAATAAGTATTATCTTTTCATTTCAGCTCCGAGAGTAGAAGAGAAAGAAGAAATTATCCAACGCCTCGAAAAACGTCTCGCAGAGATGAAATCAGTCCAACAAACGCCAGAACAGCAGAAAGAGGCAATAAGAGAAATCAATGAGGTATTTGGAGAAAGAGAAGTAAAATACATCAAGGCAAGTGAATATGCAGATGATAAGGGTTTTCTTTATTTAGTAGAAGACGGGAAAATCATCTTAAAGCAGATTAACGATATGGGAACGATAAGAACATTATATACTGACATTTTCACTACAGAAGGAAGGTTTACGGGAGGGATGACTTTATCAGAAAAAAAGGCAAAGGCAATTGAGTTATTGAATAAAATAGAAGGGGATGCAAAAGCCAATTCAATAAAAGAGACAATGGGAGAAAAAGCATTGTATGATGGAATTACAGTTTTTTACTGGAAAGAAGGTAGGGATTTAAGTAAAGTTAACATTGATGAACTTCGTGACTATGATATTCTGATATCGGTTGAAGGAGCAAGAGGAATGGTAATTCAATACCAAAATTTTGTTAAATAATATGGAAAAAATTACAAAAATATTTGGTATTGGTTTGCTGTCAATGATTCTATTAGGGACAATAGGAATAGGTAATGTGATGGCGACGACCTATACCCAGGATTGTCCAACCAGTCTCGTTGGTGCTCATTGGTATGGTCCCGTAGGTTTGGGCGATAAGTATTGTGATGCCCTTTATTACACATACTCAATGTGTTGGTATAAAGACGACTGGGGATATGATTACGCCTCTTGGTATGATGAAGGTCCTTCTTCTGGTAATTGGTATCAATATGCCTATATTCCTTCAACAGATTACTACGAAACAAATGGAGTGTTTTATCTTTTATGGGATGCTTCAGAACAAGAAGAGCTTGCGAATCAGGAAATAAGTCAATATGGGACAAGTGGATGGGGTTATTTATGGTATCATTCATTTACTCAGGATTATAGAGTCGTTTTAACAGATATGGCAGATTGTCAGGGAAGTTATTATTGTTATATGGAAGATGAGTGCTCACATATACACTGTTGTACTACAGGTGACTGGGAATGCGATTGGGGATATTGTTGCGAGGGAAAAGCCTATGCCGATGCAGTGAAGTGGCAAAATTAAAGCAGATAAGAGACCAAAAAGCAAACAAAACCAATAAAAAAATCTCTGCCAATCCCAGAGGTTTTTGTTTTGGTCTTGACAAAATAAATAAAATGTGGCAGAACAGATGGTCAAGGGCGGAAGCTCTGCCAACCCAGAGCAGAAGCCCTTGACTTTGTTTTGATATAAAAAGATAATAAGAGTGATGAGCGGAAAGCAAAAAATAACAATTATAAGCGGGATAATTCTGGTGACAGCAATCGCCGTCTTCGCATTTCAATCCCAATTCTCAGCACCGCAAAAAGGAGCAGAGACAGAGAGAATCGTAGTCAATCTGACCACAACAGAAGAAGAACTCATTCCTAAACTAAAAGAGCAGGGCTACATAAGAAGCGAATGGGCATTCAATTATGTGCTAAAAAAGAAAGGATGGCAGGGCAAAATAAAGCCAGGCGGATACAAGATTTCAAAAGCAATGGATGCCTGGAAATTGGCAGACACGCTGGTCAATTATCCTTACCAGAAATGGGCAGTGATACCAGAAGGACTGCGGAAAGAAGAAATCGCAGAAGCGATGCAAAAGAAACTCGGCTGGGATAAAAACACAAAAGAAAACTTCCTGAGCCATGCCGAAGAAGGATACCTGTTTCCAGACACCTACCTGCTTAATTTAGATTACACAGGTAAACAAGTAGCAAAAAGAATGAGAGATAAATTCAATGAAAAATGCCAGGCAATCTTCAAGGAATTCAAAGAACAAAACATCCGTAATGACACGGCAATCATACTGGCTTCCATCATTCAAAGAGAAGCAGGCGACAAAGAACAAATGCCATTGATAGCGGGAATAATCTGGAACAGGTTGCTCAAGCCGATGCCACTCCAGGTAGACGCAAGCATTCAATACATCGTGGGAGAACCAGGCAATTGGTGGAGACCAGTAACGCCAGAGGAATACAAAATAGAATCATCTTACAATACCTACCTGCACGAAGGCAAACCTCCAGCACCAATCTGCAATCCAGGACTGGCAGCGATTGAAGCAGTAGTTCACGACCAGCCCAGCGATTATTTTTATTATCTGCACGACGGCGAAGGACAAATTCACTGTGCTGAAACTTACGAGGAGCATAAAGAAAACATTGAAAATTATTTGAAATAAAAAAATACCATTGACAGCGTGCGGGACGCAACAAATTATGCTATAATAAAATAAGCATGCGGGAAAACTTTGAATCGGGCATTTTTCTGAAGGGGTGTGGATATCATCAAGTTGCCCGATTAATAAATTTTTGATATAATTAAAATAATTATGTCCACTCGAAAACTAACCACAATTGACCTCTTCGCTGGCGTGGGCGGAATCAGGATAGGATTCGAGAGGGCGGGATTTGAAACCGTTTTTGCCAACGATTTCGACCCATACTGCAAAGCGACTTACGAACTCAACTTTAAAAAAGTCCCGCTGACGATTGCCGACGTGGCAAAGATAAAAAGCTCGTCTTTGCCGAATTTTGATATTTTGCTCGGCGGATTTCCATGCCAGCCATTCTCCATTGCGGGATACCGCAGGGGTTTCCTTGACACTGGTCGGGGAAATTTGTTTTTTGAAATTGTCAGAATTTTGCGGGATAAAAAACCAAAGGCAGTTTTTCTTGAGAATGTGAAAAATCTGAAGTCGCACGACAAAGGAAGGACATTCGGCATCATATCGGAAGCACTCAGCGATATGGGCTACCATGTAAAAGCAGAAGTGCTCAACAGCATGAAATACGGAAATGTTCCGCAGAGCAGAGAAAGGATTTATATCGTCGGCTTTAAAACAAAAAAAGCACATGATGCGTTTGAATTCCCAGAGCCGATTCTGCTGACAAAGAGCGTTGCCGACCTTCTTGACGACGGCGTAGAAGACAGATATTACTATCCGAAAAGCCATCCGTATTATACGAAACTGAACAAGGCAATGAAATCGCACAACACTGTCTATCAGTGGCGGAGAGTTTATGTGCGGGAAAACAAAAAGGGAATGTGCCCGACACTGACTGCCAACATGGGAACGGGCGGACACAATGTTCCGCTGATAAGAAACGGAAAGGGAATCAGAAAAATTACTCCCAGAGAATGTGCAAGGTTGCAGGGCTTCCCCGAAAGATTCAAGCTCCCGAAAGACATTCCCGACACAAAACTATACAAGCAGTTCGGAAATTCGGTGACGGTTTCCGTAATCGGGCGAATAGCCCGTCAAGTCAGAAAAGCTTTAGATTAAAAAGAGTTATGTTTATAGAGAGCCAGTCAGAAAAACAAGTGAATTATTATGAGCGACTGCTTAAGGCAGTCGGCTCGCTTTCAAGATTATTTTCGGAAGCACCAGAGCCATATCTCGCATACCGAGCGACAGAAAATTTGTTTTGCAAGGCATTTGAAGCCGAGAACCTGTCCCGTTCTGATGCATCAGCCGACGCTTCAAAAAACAAGATGGGATTCGGAATCAAGACCTTCCTTGAGGGCAACGGCAGGTCAATGCAGAAGGTGGCAGAGTTCAACAGCGACCATGCAGTATTTCATGCACTGGCAACCGAAGACAAGATAAAAAAGATTGCCGAACTCAGAAACAAACGCATTGAAACAACAAAAAGAATTTTTGGTCTCGACAACATCGTCTATCACTGCGTAGCCCGCAGAGTCGGGAAAATTATAGTGTTTGAAACGCCAGCTCCGCTGATAAAAATCGGCGGAATAAAAAACATCCGCACTACTGGCAACACAATTCAGTTCTCTGACCCCTCCGCAGATTACTCATTCAGCAATTCGAAAAGCGTTCTCTACAAGAGATTCGTGACGGGGAACATCCTGCTCGAAGTGCCAGTGCGGATTCTCGAAGACCCGTTCAGCCAGATAGACAAACTCATCGAAGAAGGCAAGCTGATATTCGCACCGATTAAAGTTCAGCCCCACATTTTTCTTCCGCTTTACTCAATGCGGGGCGGAGTGAAGCATGTGCCAGAAAAGAGCGGGCTTAACCAGTGGAATGCGTCTGGGCGTCCCCGTGACCCGAATGAGATTTACATTCCTATTCCAGCATGGATTCACGAAAAGTTTCCGAAGTTCTTCCCTCCCCGTGACGAGGCATTCGAGCTCACCCTGCCAGACAGGACGGCAATGAGTGCAAAGGTATGCCAGGACAACAGCAAGGCACTTATGAGCAACCCGAACTCTGCACTCGGCAAATGGCTTCTGCGTGACATTATGAACCTGAAGGAGCGGGAGCTTCTCACATACGACAAGCTTCAGATGATAGGGCTTGATACGGTGGTTGTCTACAAAATCGACAGCAAGACATACGACATTGATTTCACCCGCATCGGCTCTTACGAAGGATTTATGATTCAAAACGGGAAGAAAGCAGACGGCGAGGATACAGAGCAGGAAGAAGATTAAAGTATGGACAGAATCAGCAGAAAACAAAGAAGCAAAAACATGTCTGCCATCCGAAGCAAAGGCAACAAGACAACAGAGGCGGAGCTTGCTTCGCTTTTCAGAAGGAACAAAATCATCGGATGGCGAAGGCACTGCAGGAAAAATTACGGCAACCCTGACTTTATATTCCCAAAGGCAGAGCTTGCTGTTTTTGCAGACGGATGTTTTTGGCACGGATGCAAAAAGCATTGCATAATGCCAAAAAGCAACAGGGAATACTGGGACAAAAAAATTGCCAGAAACAAGGCAAGAGACCGCAAGGTCAATGCTTTTTACAGGGCAAAGGGCTGGAAAGTGCTCAGAATATGGGAGCATGAGTTCGGGGAACAGCCGACAAAACTGGTCAGAAAAATCCGCAGTTGCCTGAAGTGACTTGACACGCACCTTTTACATTTGTTAAAATAAAAAAAGCAGAATAAGTAACCTGACGGCAAAGCACGGGGTTGCGACTTCTGTCCTCAAACCATTTTTTGAAATGGTGAAATTTTGAGGACGGGAAGTTGCGACCCCGTTTTTTATTTGGAAATTTTTTCAACCATGCCAGAACAAGAAACAAAAACAACATTAAAGTCAGAGGCGGAATATAGTCCTTCATCAGAGGATGAAAAGCTCATAGAGAAGTGGAAAAAGAGATTCAAGAGAGCAGAGCAATTCCGAAAGCCGTTCCAAACGAAATGGTTGCGGATGTATAAACTCTACCGAGCATACCAAGACAAGGAAAACTACGCCTACGAAACACGGCTAATGCCCGCAATCGCTTTTGAAATTGTAGAGACAGTGGTTTCAAGATTGGCAACCGCAAAGAGAAAGACCAGAATTCTGCCCAGAGAAAAAAAGGATGTGAAATCAAAAGCACTGGGCTCGTGGGACGACTTAGTCAACTACGACTTCGGCGTCGATGTTATCAATCTGAAAAAGAAATTGAGGCAATGGCTGAAAGCGGCAACGACCTACGGTAATGGAATAGCAATGACGACTTGGCTGACTGACGGAGATTACGATGACCCAGCTGTAAATATTGAAGACCTCTGGGACATTCTGCCAGCACCAGAGACCACAGACCTTCAAGAGGATTGCCCCTGGCTGATTCGCAGATTAGCAAAAACAAAGGAATCAATAGAGAGAAAAGAAAAAGCCAGAGAAGATGCAAAACTGCCAAAGCTTTATAAGAATTTAGAATTTGCAGAACCAAAAAAAATAGAGGACTGGAAAAAAGAGCGATACGAAATCAATGGATTAAAAATGTCGCAGATAAAAGGCAAGACGAAAAAATCAGAAGAAGGGGGAGAAGAAATTAAGGTCGGAGAAAAAGCAGAAGGGGAAAAGCAGGTAGAACTCTGGGAGATTTGGGATTACGAAGAAAAGAAACTGATAGTAATTGCCAATCAGGAAGTGCTGATTAGAGACGATGACAATCCCTACCAAAAAATAAACAACGGCAGAATTTTCATAGACCTGCCAGACCACCTGCTCAACTGGGAATTCTGGGCAACAGGACACATTGAGCCAGTCGAAACAACCATCCTTGAAATTGCAGATTTAAGAAACCAAAGAATGGACGATGTCATCCTGATGCTCGACCCCGTAGTGAAAATTCTCAAAGACAGAGGGATTTCCAAAGACGACATTATCTTCGCACCAGGAGCAAAATGGGAACTAAAGAAAATAGACGATGTGGTTGTGGAAAGACCGCCAGACATCAGCCCAATGGGAATCAATGAGGATGCAATGATGAGGACTGAGATAGAAAGAACATTGGCACTAAGCGAATACATGCAAGGAGTTCCTAAAAGCAAACAAGAGCCATCATCAAAAGTGGCAATGCTGTTAGGGCAGGGCAATCTGAGATTAAGCACTCTCGCAGACCAAGTGGCAGAAGCCCTTACTCAATTAGTGAACAATCTGATTCAGCTAAACAGGGAGTTCATAGATGAAGATAAGCTCTACCGAATCGTGGGAGACGAAGTAACCTTCAAAGAATTTACTAAAGAGGATAAAGAAGTGAAAGTGGATGCTTTAGTAGAAATCGAGCCAATCATTCCGCCAGACCAAGAAACCAGATTAAATCAGGTGCTGATGCTCTACGACAAATTAGTAGCTGAAGATAAGCCAGACCCGAATAATCCAGAGGAAGTAAAGCAATGGCAAAAGAGAAAAAGAGAACTGCAAAAGATGATTTTAGAGGAACTGGGCAAAGAAGCATACGAAGAAGTGCTGTTAGGAGAGGAAGAACCAAAACCAAAAAAGGAAGTTCCGCCAGAGAGAAAAACAGAAGCAGGAAAATCGCCAGCACTACCAGGAGCAACACCAATGCCAGCTCCGCCAGGAATTATGAGCAGAATGATGGCAAAAATTCCAATCCTGCGGAAGTTTAAATAAAAAGGTCGAGCTATTAATTAAAAGAAATCAAATACAATCATGCCAAAAGAATTAGAAAACAACATCAAATTAGCGGAGTTGCTCCCAATCCAGGTGATAACCGCAACCGCAGAAGGAGCAGCAACAGATACCCGTCTGGCTGACGAATCCAGGTTTTCATCCGCTTTGGTCAGAGTAGCAATCGGTGATTTGGGAGACCAGACCTCAACCAAAGTAAAAATTGAGGAAGACGATGATGCAGCATTTGGGGCAGCCAGCGTAGCAGAAGGCGGAGAAGAAGTGACAGTAGCCGCAGACAATACTTATAAGATGGAAATTAAAAGAAAGAAAAGATACCTGCGGGCAGTAGTGACAATCGCTGGCGGAGCAGCTCCATCAGCCGAAGTCCACATCAGTGGAATCCTATGCGATTGGGGCAAACCATTCCCAATCTTATAAACAAGGTCGAGCAATCAAATAATTAATTATTATCATGCCTAAAAAAGAAAAAGACAAAAAGGAAATTCCAGAAGCCCCAGAGGCAGAGGAAGAATTACTTCCAGAAGCCCCAACTTTAACGCCTCCAGAAGCACCAGAACCCGATGCAGAAGCTCAATGCAGTCAAATTCAGGCAGTAGTCGACAAAGCCAAAGACGCCTTGCGTGCAGGTTCAAGTTTCGGAGATGTAATTAAAAGCTTGGCTGACACATTAGTTGAAATGGCAGGAGTTCAGGGAACAGAATTGGGCGGATTAGGAATGCCTCCAGCACCACCAGCACCAGAAGGAACACCACCAGAAGAAGAAACCGTATAAAAAATGGCAGAGACAGACCAAGAAAAATTCGACAGAGGATTAGCCATTTTAGAAATGACAAAAACTGAAGGGTGGCAAATCCTCAAGAAAGAAATTGAGCAGGAGATTGAAATAGAGGTTCAGGAGATTTTAGATTGCGAGCCAGACCAGTTCCTCCAGCATCGGGAAGCCATCCGAGCATATAAGAAAATCCTCTCAAAGGTTGAAACTGCCCTTCAGGAAAAAGAGGAAGCAGCAGAAGGCATGAGAGGAAAATAAAACCATGCCATTCGGAATCAAAGGAAAAACTAAAAAATGGGAAAGCAAAACCAAACTTGGCAAAGAAACAGACAGCAGGATTGAAGATTGCGTCAGTGATTTAATGGCTGACCCTGGCTTCAAGCCAAAGAATAAAGGCGAGACCAAAAAACAGGCAGCCATTAAGGTCTGCAAGAAGTCAATTACCAGAAGCAAAGAATTTAGAAAGAAGTTAAATTAAAAAGGTCGAGAAAATTAAAACAAATCAATCAATTTTATTTAATTATGCCAGAAACAAACAAGGAGCTCGACGCTCTTCTCAACACTCCACCTGATGATGAAGAAGACGAAAACAAGAACGAAAATGAAAATAAGAACGAGGAAGAAAATAAGGAAGAAAATAATAAGGAAGAAAACGAGAACGAGGAAGGCGAAGAAAACGAAGAAAACGAAGAAAACGAAGAAGGCGGGGAAGGTGAGGACGAAGAAGGCGAGGTTTCCAAAGAGAAAGAGAAGGACAGATGGCACGGCAAGTCAAGAGAGGAAGTCATAAAAGAATTTGAGGAACAGGAGAAGAAGACCAAAGATTTAGAAACCAAAGCCAAAGAGAAAGAAGAAGGCGAAGGCGAAGAAGATAAGGACAAGGAAGGCGAGGAGAAATTAGAAATTCCCAGCAATAAGGAATTAGCCAAGATGACCCCTCAAGATTTCGCCAAATGGATGCTGGAACAGATAGATAAAAGGGTGGGCAAAACCTATGAGGAAAAAACTTCAGCCAGAGACGCAGCAACTAAAGAAATCGCAGAAGCCAGAAAAGACCATCCTCTCTTAAAAGACAGCTCAGAATACCGAGAATTGGTGCTTGCTTTAATAGACACCGCAGCCCAAAAAGGTCAAGCGATACCATTAAAGGAAGCATGCAAAAAAGTGGATGCCTTCATCGGAAAACAGAAAGGGGAGAAAGGAACAACAGAAGAAGAAAAAGCCCGCCTTAAAAAAGCCAAAGCCCAAGTAGAGAGCGGCAAAGGTGCTCCCCCAACTCCAGAAGAAGAAAAGACCGCAGAGCAAAAAAGAGTAGAAGGAATTTTTGGAGCAGGGAAATCCGAGTCACCTCTCGGCGGATTAGGAGTTTAATTGGGAGAAGCAGTAGCCCTGCTTCCCATCGGAAACGCCGTGAGTATTCTCACAGAAAGTTCCCGCAAGTGGGTGCTAAAAAACTCTTGGGAGAAATTAGTCGAACCTCTCAAAAGTAAACCGTAAAAAAATATACAACAATGCCTTCAGCAACAGGAATTAGAGGAACTGCCTCATTAGGCGTAACTCGGAAATACGACATAGCCGATGTGATTTCGCTATTGGATGTAAACCGCTATCCGCTATTAGGAATTCTGACCAACGCAGGAAAAGACCCAGCAACCAAGCAAGGAAAGGCAATGAAAAAGAAAGAAACCACTGACCCAGAGTTCAAATGGTTCGAAGATGAATACCAGCCAAAGCAAGCAACAGTAGACGCAGCGACAGCCAACTTAGACCCAGATGCAGGCGGAGACATTACATTAGGAGCAGGCGAAGGTGCTTATTTCCAGGTAGGAGACGAGATTTTGATTGAAACAAAGGGATGGGTTTTTGAAGTGACAGCAGTCGCAGGGGATGTGCTAACCGTAGGAGCAGAATTGGGCGGAGTGTCAGGAGCAGCAGAAGACATAGACGGTAGCGTAGTTACTATAATCGGCAATGCCAGTGAGGAAGGAGCAGGATTAAGAGAAATCAAAGCTACCACCGTAACCAAGCCCTACAACTACTGCCAGATTTTCAGAACTCCAATCGGAATTACTGAGACCGCCAGAAACACCAAAGGATGGACTAAAGAAAACGATTTTGATTACCAGAGCAAAAAGAAAGCAATTGAACACATGATAGACATTGAAAGAGCATTCCTTTTTGGAAAGAGACACGAAAATACTGGCGGAACTCATCCAAAGAGATTCACTGGCGGAATTATTCCTACGATTAGCTCCTACAAGACAGCCAGCGTAGACACCGAAGCAGAATTCGAAGCGTGGTTGGAATCTCAAGCATTCAAACACGGAAATTTAGAGAAATACTTCTTCTGTGCAGGAGCAGTAATTTCAATGGTTAACAGTTGGGCAAAGAAAAAATTAGAACTCGTCAGGACTGAAAAGACCTTTGGAATGAGAATCCTGAACTACGAATCAGCATTCGGATTAGTTCATTTCATAAGACACCCACTGCTAACTGGAACGAAATACGGAAACTACGGCGTGATGCTGGACATGGAAACCCTGACCTACCGCCACCTAAGCAACCGAGACACCAAATTGCTTACCAACAGACAGAATCCAGGCGAGGACTCCAGGGTAGACGAATACTTAAGCGAAGTCGGACTGCAGATGGAGCAGGAAAAGAGAGCAGCCATAATGTCAATCGCAGCCCTCTAAATAGCTTTAAAACCTGATTAAGAATCCGAGCCGTCTCGGTGCTTGTGAACAGAAACCGAGAAAGCCAATCTTGTGGCAAAGATGCTCGGCTGGAACGGCACTCCAGACCAGCCGAGCAGGAGTGCCTGTCACAGGTTAAAAGGTCGAGAACCAATTAAATTAAAGTAAAATTATCATGCCTAAAAAAGACACTAAAAAAACTAAATCAGAGAAAGCAAGATACATTTCCACAGTAGCCGAACTCAAACTGATAGACAAATCATCCTACACCAAAGAAGTGGAAGGGAGAATAGTAGTGATAACAGGAAAGTCAATCCAATTCCACGACGGGAAGTATGAAACCAGCGACCCAGATGAGATTAAATTCTTGGATAGCCATCCAAACAATGGCAATGTTTTCTATAAACTAAAGAATAAGGAAGACGCTCAGAAAACATTAGAAGAAAAGAAAAAAACATTAGAGGAAAAAGAAAAAGAATTGGCAGCCAGAGAGAAAGCAATAGATGAAAAAGAGATGGCAAAGAAAGGACACGAGGAAGGAGCAAAACCTTCCGCCAAAGGGGTTCGGGGAACTGAATCCACCAAAAAAACCGAGAAGCCCAAGTTCTAAATGAACGACGGGCTTTTTATTAAAAGGTCGAGCAAATTAAACTAATTAAGCAGAATAAAAACATGCCAGTAGATTCAAGACCAAATTTTACTACAGGCGAGAAGGATTGTGCCGTCGCAGAAACTGGGGACGGGTCTCACTTCTATCCATTAGCAACAGCCAAAAGAATAGGAGAAGGATGCGAGTTAGTAGTCAAAGCCAAGAAAAGCAACACAGGCAAGATTTACATAGCAGCCGATGAATACGCCTCAAAAGTTCACCCATTCTCATTGCAGCCAAATGAGCCAGTTCGGCTTCGGGTGGATTCATTAGAAAAAGTTTTGGTAGGGGCAGAAGTGGCAGAAGACGGCGTGGAATACATAACTGAGTTATAAAACTATGGCAGATTTCAAACCATTTTCAATAATGGATTTGCTATTCCCGAAGTTTAGCATTCTGCTAAACAGCGATGACGGAGAAGAAGATTCCAATGCCACCTGGCTGGAAAGCGGTTCAGCAGGCAATAAAATTTACATAGGAAAGGATGGAGCGAACGATGCAGAGGGCGGATTCAGATTCAAGCAGGCAGTGATTCCCAATAACGCCAAAATCATAAAGGCGGTATTAAGAATGCAAGCAGCAGGAAATTTCAGCAATCCAACCAATCTCAAGATAAAAGGAATTAAAGAATCCAGCCCAGACACATTCTCTCAAGCCACAAGACCATCAACCAGAGCCAAAACAACAGCCGAAGTGGACTGGGATTTTGCAGGCGGCGGCGGAGACGGAAACTGGATTGAATCGCCAGATATCAAAACCATCATCCAGGAAATCATAGACCAGCCAGAATTCGGCAACAAAGCAATCGCCTTAGTAATTGAACCAGACACCGACTGCCCAGACAATAAATTAGCAATATTCTACGACCAAAGCAAAGGAGCAGGATACGAAGCTCAATTGATTCTGACCTTACAGCCAATTATTTAGTAAAATGCCAAAACTCCAGGTCTCAAAATTCAAAGCCGTCATCAGACAAAATAATGACGACGGCAGGGAAGTAAATGACACGACCTGGCATTCAGAAGGCAACGCAGGAGACAGCATAACATTCGGCAATTATGGCGGAGAAATCCACGATGGAGCATTCAGATTTAGAGATGTGAACATTCCAAAAGACGCAAGGATAGTGCTGGCACGATTAAGATTAAGACCAGCATCAACCGATGGAGCAGACCCAGATGTAAAGTTAATCATCAAAGGAATTAAAGAAACAGACACAAAGCCATTCAGCCAGAGCAGCAGACCCAGCGAGAGAGCCAAGACCGTAAATACTAAAGCGTGGCACATTATAAAGAAATGGGAAGTTCACGAATGGGTTCAGACCCCAAATCTCCATCTGCTCGTAGAGGAAATAGTTGCCCAAGCCAACTGGAAGCCAGGAAACGCCATCGCTTTTGTAATTGAAGACAACGGCTCGGCAGCAAATCAAGCCGAGACCTGCTGGGATAAAAATAAAGGGGAAGGATACGGGGCAGAATTAGAAGTTTACTACATAGACCATAACAAGGAGATAACCATTGGCTATTTGGGCGGCACAGACAGGGACGGCGAAGAAGATTACGACACGGATTGGCTGCCAGACGGTTCAGGAAATGCACTGACCATAGGAAACGACGGCATAGGTTCTTGCGACGCTGGGTTTATTTTCAGTGGAATTAACATCCCCAAAGGAGCAAAAATCATCTCAGCAAAATTGCTTCTAACGCAGGCAGTTCAAAACAATGCCTTCCCAAACTTAATGATTAAAGGACTCGCCGAAGACGACGCTCCAGCATTCCAGGCAGGCGGTTCAAACAGACCGTCAACCAGAGCAAAGACCACAGCCCAGAAGGACTGGTTCATTGGGGGCTACGAAGCAGGGGCAGTAGTGGGAGAACATTGGTCAGCCAACAGCGTCTATGAATCACCAGAACTGAAAGAAATTATTCAGGAAATCATAGACAGGGAAGGATGGGAAGCAAGCAATAAATTAGGATTAGTTTTAGAAGATTGGGAATCGTGGGACGGCAATTTCAAACAGCCCTGGGACTACATAAAAAATAGCGGAGAATTCCCAGCCCTATTAGTAATTACTTGGCAGAGAAAAAGAGCAGTTCAGACCACATTAAAAGACCTGAAAAGATGGGAAAAAGCAAACTACCCAGAATTTATCATCGTTCACCATTCAGGCACAGACCGAGATACTACCCATTTTGAAACCATTAAAAACAACCACATTGGAATCGGCTGGGGAGACATCGGCTATCACAAATGGATTGCAGGATGGGATGGAGACGGCAAATTAATTCAGGGACGACCAGAGAATGCAGTCGGGGCTCAATGTCCATCTAATAAAATGAACTACCGAAGCATCGGGATTTGTCTCTCTGGAGATTTTCAAAGCACATCAGGAAACCAAGAACCAACCGAAGCCCAATTAGAAACCCTGCAAAAATTACTGGATGACTTAAGAAAAGAAAAAGGAATTCCAAAAGAAAAAGTGTTTGGACACGGAGAAGTGCCACAGTCAGCAACCGATTGCCCAGGCGATAATTTCTTGCCCTACATCCAAAATTACAGGAGAACGGGCAAACTGCAATAAAATGCAACTTCAAGAATTTTTACAAGACCTAAACGCCAGAATGTCCGCCTCAAAGACGACAGGATTTTGGAGTGAAACAGATAAAAAAAGATGGCTCAACAAAGCCATTGTCAGAGCGTGCAATTTCGCCAAATGGAAATTCCTGAGAAAGCACTCCACCATCAACACCGAAGAAGACAAAGAATCATACTACCTGCCATTTGATTATAAATCAATGATTTTCTTAAAAGTGGACGGCAAAAAATACCATTCAGCAGACCCAGAGGACTACGAGGGCGGAAACTATGCCTGGGAAAGAGTTCACACAATCATCGGAGACCAATTTTTAATTAATCCAACCATAGGAGAGGACGGCAAAACTATAGACATTTATCACATAAGAAGACCAGTGCCATTGGTAGACGAGACAGACGAGCCGATTACGCCAGAGGAAATGGACGAGCCAATCGTAAAATTAGCATTGGCAACCTGCCTGAAAAAAGAGACAGGACGGGCAAAAGATGCCAGAGATGAAATTCTGGAAGCCAATGCCATGCTTCAGGAAATAAAAGACAGGGAAGACGAGGAACAGACAGGCATCTACAAGGGGCAGGCAATAAGTTCAAGACACATCTAAAATGAACACTTATCAAATCAATGAATTCAAAGGCGGAATAGCAGATGAGGTTTATAAAGGAGTGCGAGGAAGTTTCGCATTCGGCTATGGATTGGACATTCACACAGGCAATGACACCTTAAAATGCAACCAGAAATTGAAAAAGGATTCAGGCGATGTGGTAACCGATTTGATTTTATTCTTCGTGCCATCCGCAAACGGAAACCTCTACGGCTTCGGAAATTCAGGCAAGATTTACAAAAAGCCAGGCGGTGGCGGAGCGTGGGAACTGGTCTATACCGACACCAACGGCAAGATAATGGGAGCAGGCGAATACACGAATAATGACGGCGGCGGCACATACCGAACCTATCTCTATTGGGCAACCGAAACCAAATTGAGCAGGATAAAAATCGATGGCAATTGGGCAACCGATGTAGAGCATAACTGGGGAAACCTGAACGGCGACCCAGCGTGGCACACAATGAGAATCGCCTGCGGAGTATTGCAGATAGTGGATGGAAATTACATCGCAATGGTAGATTACGAAGGAAACTTTAATAATAAAGCCCTTGATTTAATTCCAGGCAACAGAGGAAAATGCCTGCTGGAAACAGGCGAATTGGCAGTCATCGGCTCAACAAGAGGAGACAAAGTGGAAGAAGGATGGCTCTGGACTTGGGATAAACTTAAACCATCGTGGCTCACTAAAAAGCGGGTAGCCGAGAAAGGAATCAACGCAATGATTACCAGCGAAGGAATCATCGTGCAGGCAGGAATCAACGGCGGGCTTTATTTCTGCGACTTAGTAAATTTAATAAGAATCAAACAATTTCCAGGCGGAGGTTGGGTCAATCCAGACGGAGTAACCAATATGAGAGGGCTTCCATTATTTGGAGTGATAGGGACAGACAAGTGCGGAGTTTATTCCTACGGCAGATTAAACAAGAATGATGTCCTCGCCCTAAATTTAGAATTCATACCATCACACGGAAAGATGGAGAATGTCAAGATAGGAGCGACGACCATGTTCGAGGACGACCTGTTCGTGTCATGGAAAGACGGAGCAACCTACGGAATAGACATCATAGATTGGGAAAACAAAGCAGAAGCCAGATACGAAGGATTAGTGTTTGACGGCGGAGAACCATTCACTCAAAAGACATACCGACACATAAAACTCCTGACCAAACCCCTGCCTAAAAATTGCAGCATAGAAATTTACTACCGAGTGAACGAACAGGGAGATTGGAAAAAAGCAACAATGGAAGACGGAGCAGAGCAGTTCGACAAGGAAGGAAATACTAAAGCCATTTTTACAATTGAAACTGGCGACGAGGAAGGTGAGGAAAAGGGCAAAGGCGAATCATACGAGGTTAGATTAGACCTGCATCCCCACGCAAACGACACTCCAGAAGTGATAGCAGTCAACACCTACTTCACGCCAGCAGAGATTTTCTAATATGACCGAATTCATTAAAAAAATTTTCAAAAACCAAGAGATAGAAGACCAGCCCTATCCAGAGATACCACTGCACACCCACGACGGAGAGAATTCGCCATTCCTTGCACCTCAGACAATAGATAAAACGCACATTAAAACAGGAGCGATTGGAGAATTAGCATTAGAAGACGGAGCAGTAACAAAAAACAAGATAGCAGATGAGGCGGTCTGGACACAGCACCTTCAAGCATTAGCAGTGACCGAAGATAAGTTAGCCGACGCAGCCGTAGAATGGGAGAAAATAGCAAACGAGGCAGTAAGAGCCGACCACATCTGGACAGGCGGAGCGGTTATCACGCTATCAGCCCAAATACAGGACGCAATAATCGAATCAGTCCACATCGGCAACGCCCAGATTCTCAATGCCCATTTAGGCAATGCCATAGTGACGACAGCAAAGATATACGACCTTGCGGTGACCACAGCCAAAATTGACGACCTCGCAGTGGAGTGGGCGAAGATAGGAGACCTTGCAGTAGGAAACAGCAAAATAATGAACCTTGCTGTCAGCACAGGCAAGATTCAAGACCTCGCAGTGGAGTGGGCGAAGATAGGAGACCTTGCAGTAGGAAACAGCAAGATACTAAATGCAGCAATAAGCACAGCAAAAATACAAGACCTCGCTGTTACCAATGCCAAGATTAACGATTTGAGTGCAGTCAAAATCAATGCAGGAATTCTGACAGCGATAACCGTGAGAACCCTCCCAGAAGGAAACCAAAGAGTAGAAATGGATGCCGAATACCATTCCTTCTTAGCCGTAGATGCCAGTGCAATTGTCAGATGCCAGATTACCTCAACTGGAAAAATCATTCAGAGAGATTCAAACGCAAACGCTGGGGAGTTATGGCAAGGAGCATCCTACGACGGAGTAAGTGGTCATAGTCAAGGCGGAATGGAAATTTACAGATACGATTCCGACCAAGCAGCAGCCGAAGTAATACTGGCTGATTTAGGGCAAGCAGGATTAAGACAAGGAGCGGTCTATGTAGGCGGAACGCACTTTGCACCAATGGCAGACAATGCAATGGACTGCGGTTCGCCCAGTTATCAATGGAACGATGTCTACTGCCACTTCATAAAATTCCCGTCAACAGGGGGACGAATCATCTGGAACGGGGGAGTGGACATGGACTGGTATGCAGACCGAATAGATTTCGGCAAAACCATCGCACCTTATGTAGTCAATTGCGATTTAGGGAGAGACGCTCATCCCTGGCACTACCTCTGGATTAACGACATTATTTTTTACAATCACGACCAGCCAGCAGACCCAGAAGTAGGACAACTCTACCTTAATAACGACGGTCATCTCTACATTTATTTGGGAGCGGTCAATGGCTGGAAAGAAATCGCTTATGTATAAAATCAAATCACTAAAAATTAAAAAAGAGGGCTTGGCAAAAGAAATTCGCAAAGTAGAGCCAAGAAAAGTAATCGAGAAACCTTCAGAAAAAGGAGAGGGAATAGTTTCCAAATTGAAATCCATCAAAGAGAAATTCAAAAAGAGACAAGACGGCTATTATTACCAGCCACACTTAAAAGGTCGAGTTTTTAGAACCAAACAAAATTGAGACCATGAGATTATTTTCAAAAAAATTAGACAAAACAGATTTAGAGGAATTAAGAGAGCGGGAAAAATTAATCCAGCACTTAAAACTGATGGCACAGGCACTGGAAACGCAGAAGCAGATGTTTATTTCCAGCAAGTATTCTAAATACGGAATGGACAGCAACAAGGTCTACGACATAGAATTAAAAACGGGCAAAATCAAAGAGGTCAAAATTCAAAGACCTCCAATGCCCAGACAATAAAAACCATGCCAACAGAACCAACAACAGGAATAGATTGGGAAACATTCGCAAAACAATTTAAGACCATCAAAGGCGGAACAACCGCACCATCAACGCCATCCGTAACTGGCGGGACTTATGATATCCCCAAATTGCAGACCGACATAGAAACAAACAGAACCCAATTAAAATCAGCCGAAGACGCCCTGAAAGGATATCAATCAAAAAGATACGATGAGGAATACAGCAAATACGGATTAGGCACAATCAAAAGCAAGGTGGCAAAGATAGACAGCGACATTGCAAGTGCAAAATCAATGAGAGATGTGTCCGTCAGTAAAGTCAGAAAAAACCCGTTCTATTCAGCAGCCACTATCACAGGCGAAGCGGACGAAATTGCAAGAGCAGCCAATGCTGAAATCAACAACCTGATAGACCAGAGAAATAGTTCCGCAGAGCAATACAATGCCACATTAGGCGAAGTGACCAAAAAAATAGCAATGGAAACCGCCAGCAAGGAAAGAGAGACAGAAGATTTGCGATACAACCTGAACTGGATGACCAATCAATTAACAACTTACCAGACAATAAGAAGCCAAGAATTGTCAAGAGCCAAAGAACAAGAACAATGGGAGATGAACTTCGCTACCAAATTGGCGGACATAGAGGAATCAAGAAAGAGATGGGAAACCGAGCGAGAGCGATTGCGAAAAGAGACAGAAGAAGCAGGAAAGAGATGGGAAGCGGAAGAAGAAAGAAGATGGTATACAGCCAAAAAAGAAACAGGAGCAGGAACAGACAAGGCATTGCAGTCAATCAAAGATGATTACGGCAATGTGGTCGGATACTTCAATCCGAATACAGGCGAAACGCATTACTACACGCCAGAAGAAATGCCGACAGCCCCAGCAACACCAACAGCAATGGCTTTTTCAGAAAGAGATTTCAGAAATAAAGTAGCAGACAAAATCAAGGGAGGAGAATCGCTGGAAGCAATGAGAGATAATCCAGGAACAGCAAGCGTAACCATTAAACCGCCATCAACCAAGACAGCAACTCAAATTGTAGAAGAAGAATGGGCAAAAGCCCATCCAACAAGCTGGTGGGGCAAATTCAAGAAATGGCTGCCAGGCGGATACTAATAGCCAATTTCAGCCAATTCGCCTAAAAACGACACACCAGGAACGCCTGTGTGCCACGATTGGCAGGCGAGCAGACCTCTAATACACATCTAATGCTATGAATTTTTGGGAAACAATTACATCGCCATTTAAAAAAGCGGGCGAAACCATAAGCGGGTGGTTCAAAGAAAAACCAAAAAAGAAGGCGATGACTTTTGAAGTGGGAGCGGGAATGACCGAAGCAGAAAGAAAAAGAGCAGAGGAAAAAATAAAAGACATAACCAAACCAATAGAACGCAGAGAATACGAATCGCCATCACTTGCCAAAGAAACTGCACTTCAATTATTTGGAGTCGGGAAACGAGTAAGCCCAATACCAGAAGCAACTACTGGAGCATTAAAAGGAATGGCTACAGGAATAGCCAAAGGTTTAACATTGGGCTATTGGTTTCCCAAATTCAAAATGACCGAGACAGAAAAAGAAGCAGCCAGAATTACCAGACCAATAGGAGAATTGGAATCGTGGCTGATTCCGTTCGGTGCATTACAAAAAGGGCTGGGATGGGCAGGAAAATTAGGAATTAAAGCAATACCAAAATTAGCAAAGGCAGGAGCAAAAGCACCGCTGCTTGCCAGAATGGGCAAAGCAGCTCTGCCCTTCGCAGCCATTAGCGGATTAGAAAAACCAGCAGAAGGACAGACCAGAGAAGAAGCGATGTGGCAAGGAGCATTATTCGGAGCAGCATTTCCATTAGCAGGAGCTGCCCTGAAACCAATCACCAAGCCAATGATGAAGGCAGCAGGCAAAGCCCTAAAAAGATTAGCCAAGCAACCAGCCACAATTACAATAAAAAATTTGCCAAAAGCAGAGCGGGAAATTCTGGGAACGCTTGGAGTGAGAGGAGAAACGATTAGCAAAGACATTTATGAGAGAACAATGCGAATGACAGCAGGCATCAGAGAACTGGCTGAAAAGCCAGCTGTTAAAATAATAAAAAAAGAGACCTACGAATTACCCGCAGAACTGATGCCAAAACTCGGCAAGCCGACTTGGAAGCACAGCAAAATGCTCTGGAACACAATGAGAAATCAGTATGGACAGGCGAATAAATTCACAGAGGATGTGACCAGAAACAAAGGAACGGTGGCTTGGATAATAGATACTCTGGAAGGCGGAAAAAAAGAATTAGCACCGATGATGAAAAAATACGAGGGCAGACCAATGGACAGATGGCAATACAAAAAACTTTATGCAATGTTCAAAGCCCACGATTACAACATCGAGGGCTACAAAAAAGTGATGGGAACTTTAAAAGGGATTGAGCCAATGATAACCACAGAAAGAGTGGCGGTAGAAAAAGTAGCCGAAAAGATAGCCAAGAAAGTAAAACCAAAAGCACCCACAGCAGAAATCAATGTAGCAGAACTATTCAAAGAAGAAGCACCAAAAGCAAAAGCCAAAAAAATAGCCGAGCCAGAAATAATGAAAATAATGAGAAAGAAGGGAGAAAAGGAGATAGTCATCCCAGGCAAGACAGCATTAAGAGCAGGCGAAAAAGAAGCAACCGTAAACGAAATAGCAAAAATAATTGAACCTTACATGAAAATAGAGGGCGGCTACGGAATGATAAATCAAGGCAAAAAAGAAGGCACAATCAAATTAGCAAAAGAGATTGCCGAATTGGGCTACAAGCCACAAATCGTGCCGCACCCAGCAATCAAAGTCACTTACACAATCAGACCATACAAACTGGGATACGGATGCGATGGCTCAACCACAGGCAATGTCCTTTATTTAGCAAAGGATATGGCAAAGAAAAGAGGACTGGATTTCGAAGCCCTCTATAAAAAAGCATACCCAGGCGAGAAATACGAACTCTTAAAAACATTGGACAAATACGGCAAGGAAACCATCCTGCCAAAAGCATGGGGCAAAAAAGAAATAGAGACGGTCATCAGAGACCTGCACGAAGTGAACAATCACCGCATCGCCGATGCATTAAAAGAAGCAGTCAAGAAAGCACCAGGAGCCGTGCCAGAAATTAAAAAGGTAAGCGGTGCGATGATGGGCAAGCCAGGATTCGCTGTCTTTAAAGAAGGAAAATCAATCAGCCCTTTTTTCTCCACAGAAAAACAAGCAGGAGAATGGCTTGCAGGAATAAAGAAAGCACCGATAAAAAGTGCTGAAGAATTAATAAAAAATAACAAGATAAGACCAGTTGCTTCAGGGTATGGGCAAGGGAGATTTTGGGAATACAAAGATGTAAAAGGAACTTACACCGTAGCCCCAAGCAAAGAAGAAGCCATAAAAAGAGCCAATAAAGCATTGGCAATAAAGCCAAAGGCAGAACCAGTGATTCCAAAGCCACCAGCAGAGAAAGCAATGGAAGGTGTCCCCAGCATTACTCCAATGAAAGGTGGATTTCTGGCAAAGCGAGCAGACGGAATACAGCAATTTTTCAAAAACCGAGACAAGGCATACGAATTCCTTAAACTGGAAAAAGCAGAACCGCCTAAAATAAAACCTCCAGCAGAGAAAATAAAACCGCCAGCACCTGTAGCAGACAAAATAAGAACCAGACCATTAGAGGATTTTGAAAAAGATTGGATTAGAGAAGTTTCAGCATCAGCAGGCGGACAATATCCTCCGACAACAATCGCTAAAATAATGGGAGTCACAGAAGCCGACATCAAAGCAGTGCTTAAAGAAACAAAGGGAGTAAAGAAAATACCTGTAGCCGAAAGAGCTGAGCAAATTAGAATGAAACACAGACCAAAAGTCAAAGAGCTGGAAGAAATAAATAAAAAAGCAATACCAGTCAGAAAAGCAGGAAAGGAAATAGCACCTAAGCAAATGAGATTAGACGAGGCGAAGCCAGCACCGCCAGGCAAACCGCCAAAACCGCCAGAGGAAATTCCATTAGCTCAAGCACCGCCTCCTCCAGAAGGAAGCGGACTGGAAGCCATAGATAAAATGGTAGGAAAGCCCAGCCGTCCCAGACGGCTCTGGGAATGGCTCAAAGGAGTGCCAAAAGGGTTCACAAAGCTATTCACGGACAGATTTTCAGCAATGAAAAGATTTGAGGATGACATCAGCAAACTGGCAGGCAAACCAATAGACATAAACTCAAGCTCCTATGTAGCAGCCAGAAATTACGCAGGCAGAATAGGAACAGTAGAAATGAACCTCCGAGACCTGCAAAACATTCTAAGCCCGCTCAGAAAACACCGAGCAGATTTCACCAGATTCACCCTCTCAAAAAGAGCAATGGAAAGAGCAAGCAGAGGATTCAAAAATCCAGCAGGAGTGACCGAAGAACAAGCCAAAAGAGCATTGGGAGAAATAAGAGCCAAAGTAGGAAAGACAACTTACAAGGCATTTGAGAACACCGAAAAAGCCATTCAGGATTGGGCAGACAAAGCAATTCTAAAACCAGCATTAAAATCGGGCATCATTTCTAAAAAAGCATACGAGGCAATAGTGACCAAAAATAAACACTGGATGCCTTTCCAAGTTCTGGACTACCTACCAACCGCAGCCGAAGCCGACATGATTGCCGTAGGAAGCGAGACATTTTCGGTGAGCAAGCAGAGAATCATCAAATCCCTGAAAGGAACAGAGAAAACCATCCGAGACCCGTTTGAAGCAATCATAGACAGATTGAGCGAGTCGGTGAGTTTGGTAAAGAAAAACGAAGTAGCCAAAAAACTGATTGCCCTGCGAAAAGAATTCCCAGCAGCCAAAGAACTGATTAAACCATTAGCCAGAGTGAGCAAACAGATAGATAAAGCAACAGGAAAACGAAAGTTGATTTGGGACTTAAGACCTCCAAAAGATTGGAATTCAATCAGCGTATTCATAAACGGCAAGGCGACCAAATGGGCAGTGCCAGAGGATTTGGGACACGCAATGCACGCTATGAACCCAGTAGAAGCAGGGGTAATGGGCGGATTCCTGAGATTTACCTCGACAGCATTCAGAAGGGGAGCGACAACCCTATACATTCCATTCTCGCTGTCCAATGCCTTCCGAGACGCCCAGATGGCAATCCTCTGCTCCAAGTGGGGATTCAACCCAGCAGATTGGCTGAAAGGATTTGGAGCAGGGCTGAAAGGGTCATTTGGCTGGGAATCAAAACTCTACAATGACTTTATGAGAAATCAGGGCGGATACGGCGGATTCATTCAAAGTGCCAGAGCAATAAGCGGAGCAAGAAAAGCCCTGTTTGAACCATCATGGTGGAGAAAAACAAAAGCGGTAATCAATCCTGTCAGTTTAATCAGCAACTTCGCAGAGGCAATAGAATTAGCACCAAGATTAGGAGTTTATAAAAAAGGAATAGCCAAAGGAGCGACCGCACTGGAAGCAGCATACGAAGCCAGGAGGGTGACCATTGACTTTGCCAGAGCAGGACAGGAAGCCAGAATCATCAACATGTGGATTCCCTTTGTTAATGCCAGATGGCAGGCACTGCTCAATACCGCCAGAGTATTCAGAGAGCATCCAGCAAGGTCAGCAGCCAGAGCCACAGGGCTGGTTGTGATGCCAGGCGTAACCACTTACTATTGGAACACCCTCAATTACCCAGACCTCTACGATGACATTCCTCAATGGGCGAAAGACACCTACTTTATTTTAATCGTAGGCGAGGAAATAGATGAGCGAGGAAACCGAGTGCCGAAAATTATTCAAATACCAAAAGGCGATGTCGGGCAAATTTTCTATAACCCAATAGAATACGCACTGGAGTATGTGAGAAAAGGCGAACCGCAGAACTGGGCTAAATTGGGATTAGAGTGGCTCAGTCAGCTTTCGCCAATTCCATTTACCAGAGACGGCGAACCTTCAGCCACTTCATTTCTGGCAGGCGGACTGCCACCAGCAGTCAGGACGCCGATAGAATTAGCAACCAATGAATGCTTTTTTATGGACTACCCAATCGTGCCAAGACGGCTGGAAAAAGTAGCACCAAGCGAGCAATACGATGAGAGAACGCCTCAATTGGCAATAACCATAGGGCGAGCATTAGGAATTTCGCCAATGAAACTGGCTTACGGAGTAGGCGGACTGCTGGGCGGGTTTGGCAGGGAAGCATTAGACCCCCTCAAGATTTTAGATTTGACTGTCAAAAGATTTTACAGGACATCGGGCGGAGCAAAAAGAAACGAAGCGTGGAATCTGATGGATGAACTGACCATTGGCTACAACACAGTCAGATTGCAGTCAAAAAAAGCCATAGAGCAGGGAAGACCAGAGGCAGCCGATGCCTTAATAAGAGAATGGAACAGAAAAGCAGAATCGGTCATTCCTGACATCACTCTATTCATAGCCGAAGACGACCCGAAGGAAGCGGAAAAGATAGCCAAGAAAGTGACCTTCCAGCCCAATGACATTAAGAGATTAAAAAAGATGGTTCAAGAAGAAATTGAGGAAATAAAAAAGACGCCATCTGGGACGCCAACAAAAGGATACTGGGGAGCAGAATCAGCACCGCCAACAATGGGAGCAATATTTCCAGCCAGACCAGCAGGAAAAGTAACTGCTGATTATTGGAGATAAAATTACTGACACCAATAAGCGTCGGGATGAGAAATACAATAATCGGGCAAAGAAAGTTCAGGAGAATTAAAAACCAAAGAAAGACCAACAAAAAGATTAGCCAATAAAAGCACAATGACCACTGCCAGCCAAAATTTAATCCAAAAAGGTTTCATCGTTGGTAGTTTAACTTACCAAGAAGCCAAGTCAAGTCCATGAGCGAATTATTAAACTACGGACAATTAGGAGTAGGAATCGCAGCCGTCGCAGCCATCGTGATGATAGTCAGGGCGTTTTTGAATTCCATAAAAAACAAAGACGAACAATTCACCAAGATGATTACAAACCATCTGCACGACGACATCGAGAGCAGAAACCATTTAGAAAAAAGCCACACCAGATTAGCAGACATGATAGAACAACTAATCCGCTGGCTGGAACACAACAACCGTCAAAAATGAAAAAAGGAAACCATGATAAAAATAGACCCAGAAAAAATTGAATACTTAATCATCCACCATACAGCAACCAGCAGAGACCGAACTACAATTGAAGCAGTTAAAAGATACCACACAAAAGTGAAGGGCTGGGCAGACATTGGATACCACTGGTTCATTAACGGCAGGGGAGAATTAAAAAAAGGCAGGGATGAGAAATGGGTTGGGGCTCAATGCAACACGCCAAGAGGCAATTCAATGAACTTCAGGTCGCTGGGAATCGTCCTGACAGGCAACTTCGAGACAGAAAACCCCAGCAGAGAACAGATAGCCACGCTGGAAACCCTCGTAGCCCGCCTGCGAGTCAAATACAGCATACCCAGACAGAACATTCTGGGTCACGGAGAAGCAGAAGGAGCAGCCACCCTCTGTCCAGGCAAAAACTTCCTTCCTTATTTAAGAACCTACCGAGCAAGACCAGAGAAACCAGAAAGCATAAAACAAGGGCTTTTGGATTTAGTCAAATCCATAGAGCAGAAGGTCGAGCAATTAAAAAACGAAATCCAAAAATTGCCATGAGCATTTATAATACAGCCACAAAAAGAATAGCGATGCGGTTCATAGAGATTTTTGTAGTAGCAGGAGTGATTGGGCTTTTGAGCTCGCAAGAATTCCAAGTCCTGCTTCCAGCAGGAGTGATTGGAATCATCGCAGCCGTCCTGAAAGCACTCAGGGAATGGCGAGACGAAGCGAGCGAACCAGTGCCAATCAATGAACCGCAAACAACATAACAAGGTCGAAAAATAAAAATTTAATCAGGCGTCTGGAGAAACCATAATTCAGATGCTCAATTAAAATGACTGAAGAAATTAAAAACCAAGCCGAAGACGAGAAAGAAACTCCAGAAGAACCAGAAGGCGAGGAAGAAGAAAAAGAGGAAGGAGAAGAAAAATCAGAGGAGTAGACATCTGACACGGCTGGGCAATACGAGCAGTCCATTGCGACCTTTGGGGACTGCTAACGGTTGCCCAGCTTTTAATTTAAATTGTTTTTTAATTTATTGATAGCGAAGTAAAATAGGAAAAAGACCTTCCATTTATTCACTCACCCAAACTTGACTTGTTTCTTGGGTGCGGTAATGTTGGTGGTAATGTGGAAGGCGACAAAGGTCGCTATCGCCAATGGGCAATCTAATAATAGTGCCTGAGTTTGGGATTTGGCGATAGAGGGGAGACCAGTTCGTCTTTATAGAACTGCCTGTCGAACCCAAACTCGGCAGGCAGTTTTATGAAATTTAAAGAAGCAATAAATAAGTTCATTGAATGGAGACAGATAAATTCCTCAAAAGGAACGCTAAAGGGATACGAACTTGACCTCAGGAACTTCTGTCTCTACATGAGAAATCCTGAAATTGAGAGCGTGCAACTGCAAGACATCACAGGATATTTCAATCTGATGGCAGAGCTGGGCTGGAAGTGGAACGGCTTCGTTACGAAAAGCATAGCACTCAGGAAGCTCTACCAATTTTATGGGAGACAGGGACACGAAGTAGTGGACTATCAGCTGATTCCGATTCCGAGACGAGAGTATAAACCGCCACGAGTAGCCACAGAAGAAGAATACGAAAAATTATTGAGCGTGATTCCGCAACACTCTAATGACCCACGACACATCCGCAATTTGGCACTCGTGAACATGCTGTGGGACACGGGAGCAAGAGTCGGTGAATTGGTATCACTTAACATGGACGACATAGAGGCAGATGTAATGAAAGGAACAGTGAAAACAGAAAAGAGCAGGGGAATGAAACCCTTCAGGCAACTTTTCTGGTCAAAAGGCACAAACCAGAATCTCGGCAGATGGATAGAAAAAAGAGAGGAGCTGTTCCAGCGAACAGAATTTCAAGACCCCGAAGCATTATTCGTTGGAGCTTGCAGGTGGCAATTAGGAAAGAGATTGAGCAACGGTGCAGTGTCTATTTTTCTGAGACGCTATTCATCAAAAGCGGAAATCCCAACAGTTAATGCCCACAGCTTCAGACACCATCTGGGGCATGAGATGGCAAAGAAGGGTGCGAACAATTCCGTCATCTCAAACATACTCGGACATTCTGCCCTCACCAGTTCCTATGTTTATACAATGCTGAACGACAAGGAGCTGGAAGGAGAATACAGAAAATTGGTCGTAAGGTCGTGAGGCAAATGAACAGATTGAAAAAGAAGATACGACAGCCGTCCTGCCTCTGCTTGTCATATCACCTTAAGTTATCCACAGCAAAGCACTTGACAGAAAATTTGGCTGGATTATACTTAAGGTGATATGGCAAAAGCACCGCAAACCAAAAATGCAAGAAACAGAAAATTAGTTGAGCTAAAAACTAAAATGACATTCAGTAATTTAGCTCGGGTTTTTAATATCTCAGAAACAAGAGCGAAGCAAATATACTATCGGGAGCTTCAGAAGACGGGAAAAACCCCGCCTTACGGGGACAGAGATTACTGGGAAGGAAAAAGTTTAAGCTTCCAGCACAAGAAAAAAATCAGCGATGCCAATAAAGGTCGAAAGCATTCCAAAAAGACCAAAGAGAAAATTAGGCACGCCCTAAAAGTTATCCACAGTAAAGGACTTGACAAATAATTTAGGAAGAATACTCTGTTGATTGAAGCCACTTAAAATTTTAATCACACATAATTTCATTAAGGAACTGCTACCTTATTAAAAAATCCGTGTATTGAAATGAAGAAATTCTGCAAATGGTGCAGGAAGCATACAACGCATAAGGAGATAAAGAAATAAAATGGAGATAAGAACCTCCGCTTTCAGCGGAGAACCTTGTTTCCATAATTTTTCACTAAAGTTTAAAATTATGGAAATAAAAATTATAAAGGATTCAATAAGCAAAAAAGAGCTCATTGCTCTGGCAAAAGAACAATTTGGTAATTTAATCAAAGCGGTTGTTGATGTTAAACAAGAAATAATGGCTATAGGCGGTGAATTACATTCAGATGAGGAGGTAATTTTAATGGAAGAGGAAGAATCCAAACGGGAACATACTTGGGGTATAAATCTTTATCCAGAAAAAAGTGTGGAAGAATTAATAGAATTTGATTCTATGATTAATATTAAACCTTCGTATAATAATCGTTCGCGAGACGTGGAGAATCCGAAGATAAGAGAAGAAATTAAAAGAATTGTAAAAAAATTAATTATAGAGTGAAATATGAAAATTATTCATAAAGAATTAGCTAAAGGAAAATGGTTTCAACTTTCGCTTTGTGAACAGCTTGGAAATATCGGTAGTGAAGTAAATCGAGCGCTTCGTTGGCAAGATAAAGACCAAAACAATTTTGAAGGCGCAATAAATCGAACTCTTGAACTTTTTGATTTAACATTGAAAGATCCTCGTTGGAAAGGACGTTTAAGAGAGATTGCTCGTGCTAGAGAATTATTTTGCGATGCTGTCACAGGCGGAAAAGAATACAAAAGTTCGCTTAAAGATCTTGACCGTTATTTCTTTTCTTATGCTTTTTGCGCAAGATCTAAAAAATTTTAA